GCCGCGATACCGGCAGCTAAAGCAGCCGACGCGGTTACCTTAAATATTTCTGTATCGTCAGTCGCAGCTGAAGCGATTTCAAATATCTTTGCAGTTGTCGCCGCAGTCGTATCTCCGGTGTGATTGATATAGACCAATCTACCTGCGCCAGTTAAGGCGGTAGAAGAAGATGCAATAGCCAATCCGATGCCGTCTGTGAGGCCATTGGCGTTGATTCTAAGCAGTCCGGCCGCCGTAGTGGCACTATTTGCCGTTAAAGTCAGCAAATTGCCTGTGGTGGTCATTATTCCGGTTGAAATGATGCTTGCCACAGTTCCGGTGGTCTGAATGCTATCGATTCTTACCATGGTCCCAGCCAATTGACCGGTTGCCTTAATGTCCAACATGGTACCGTTTGTCGCGCCGCCGGTATTTACTCCGGACGATGCGATAGCGATCATTGAACCTCCGTCAGCGATTGCAGAAGTGGCGTGAGCCATCTTGATGCCCTGCCCGGTAGTTAATGCCGCCATTCCGGTCATATTGATTCCGACACCAGTTGTCATTTCCGCATTGGTAATATTCAAGATACCTCCAGTGATCGTGGTCGCAGTTGAAGTAATATTCAACGCTGCTCCGATTGAAGTCCCGGAAGAAATCTGAACGGTGATCGGATCGTTAGTTGCTTCAGTTGCCGGCGTATAATCGAAATGTGCCAAGTATGAAGTCGCGGCTGCAGGCGTTCCGGTATGAGTTACCAGTAATACTGCAGATCCGGCCGCAGTTGCGCCGGCCGCAGTTACTTTCAACGTTCCGTATCCGCTGGCAGTTACGCCATTAGATGAGAACGCAACCATGTTTTCTGAAGTCTGAATACCGGTTACCGCCAAAGCGGCTGTTGATGCAACCGCACTCGTGACAGTAGTTGCCCCGTCTACTCCGACAGTGAATCTATTTGATCCATCATTGCAAGCAATAAAATATCCTCCTGAGAAACCTGCCGATGTAGTCACTAAACTTACCATTGTTCCGCTAGTGATTCCATTTGCAGTCAATAATATCGCATTACCGGTTGTCGTGGCATTAGCGGTCAAAGTTGCAATCGCATCAGTATCGTCATTTGTGATCGCGATCTTACCATTCGATACCAAGATATCTCCGGCCGTAACCGTCAATACGTTTGCATCAGCCGATCCGGTGATTGTGATTGATGCAGTCGCAGTTAACGCCGGTCCGATAGTTACCGCGCCGGTTGAAGTTCCACCGATTATAATCGTTCCGGTTCCGGTCGCATCGATTGTCAGGTTAGCTGCCGCAGTAATACTTTCCGCAATGACACTAGCGAATGTAGCAGCACCGGCTTTAGTAACCTGCCATGCCGATGATGTTCCGAGGACATCTACTCCGCTTCCTGAATTACTAAACGCCAGGATCGCACCGGTTGCTGTCGCATTACCTGCTAAAGTTAAACCGGCAATTCCTGCTTTAGTAACCTGGAATGTCAATGTAGTATCGTCAATCGTTAAAGTCTTATCAGCATCGTATAATTCATCCCATGTGCTTACTCCGCCAGATCCGCTAATCGCCACAAAAGATGAACCATTATAATATTTCAGTACGCCGGCAACAAATGCTAGACCTCGTCTATCTGAGTCTACATCTGTTGGCGCCGTTGAATAATTAACCATTTCAAGCCATCCGAACGATGACTTTAAAAAATTATCTGTATCCTTCGCCATATGAGTTAGATTTAATCATCCTTAATAAATCTTTCTCAACTGCCTCCGTCTTTTGGCGAGAGGTGATGATGTGGATTGGAATGTATCCTTGAGAAGTAAAGTATATATCTCTCTGAGTGTTCGTTCGCTTATGTACGCTTCCGTCAATTTCGATAATCATTTTACCGACCATGAAATCAACTTCATACTTTCCGATCTTCCACTTAGATTTAAATTTAATACGATTCTTCTTTAGGAGCTCTCCTATCCTCCTCTCTCCCTTTGTTGAATTATCCTTCTTCAACTTAAGCAATGAGTATCTCATTTTGTTCCACCATTCCCGGACTTGGAGAAAAAAGACCGGGCGATTTTGGTTTTATATTTAAGACTTGGCTTTGGTTTTACTACCGGCCGCCTTTTGAGCTGCTTCAAGTTTAGCTTTAGCCCTGTTAGCCTTCTCCGTCTTTTTGATCTCTAAGATGAGGTCTGCTTTAACAGCAAACTTCTCATCAAACTTGATCCCCAACTCTTTCGCTTTAGCGACTAATTCAGGTCGTTTCATTCGTTCAACCGGTAATGGCGCTCCTGGAACATCTTCCGGTTTCTCGAATAACCCGGCGCGAACGTCGTCAGGATCAACTCCTTTAGCAATTGCAGCTCTTTCTTCTTCAGACCACTGCATGCCTGGAGCCTTGACTCTGTTTTTAGCGACTAATTTTGACCAGTCTAGATTCGTAGACATATTCGTTGAGTTATTAAACTAAATTCCGGGGAAGGGACGGCTCCCCGGCGGCCGACCAATTTTATTTTGGATTTTATCTGACTGCTACTTAGGATTTATCTCCTTTACTGCCTGCGATATAGGCTTGGTAGCCGATACCGATGGTGTAGAAGAAGTCCAACGAGTAATCCCAGTTCTTATTGGCATAAACCTGTTCAGGAGCATCCAATGAAGGACGTTCTGAAAATAAGCACTGAAGAGTCTCGTTGATTCCCTTAGAGTCTGCCATGAACCAATAAGCGGTTCCGTCAGTACCGTCGGCAGCCGTCGCTAAACGCGGCCAAACAACGATCTTGATTTTACCTTTTAACGGGTTCTTATCGTTATTCGCACTTCCCGGAAGATATTCCGAGTTGCAAATACGATCAGCTAAGTCCTCTAAGTCCGGTCCAATGATGAGAGTATCATACATGACCGGTCTCACTAAGTTATTCGGATCCTTATGCTTCTTACCCTGAGAAATCATATAGACAATCGCTTGTCTAGATAACGGAGGGTTGGTATTGGTACCATCGGAAATTATATTGCTATAAGTCCGAGAATTTAAAGGATTGGAATGAATTGCACTGAAGATTTCTAAACCGTCAGGACCAACAGCCGAGACGACGCCACCGTACACATCCGTGAAAGATGTGGACCAGCCATGGATAAGGAAATCAGCCAATGACTGATCTACTTTATCAAAGGCGTCTTCAGTAATAGAACGGACGACTCCATCGATCTGATTATGCAGATCAAATTTCCTCATCTTCTTTGTCACTGAAGCGATCGCGCCGAAGTATTCCTGAGTCCAGGTTACCGAATCTCCTTCCTGAGAAGTTAATTTTGGTAAATCCTGTCCTTCAGCAACTCTCTTGATGCCGGAAACTCCATGTAATACTAAATGGTCGTAGGTCAGTCTTTCAGTGTCAAAGACATTGAAAACATTGAACCCGACGTTAGCAGACACTTTATTGCTGGCAACCTCGTTGAAGATCGATTGCAAATCATCAGTCAAACTTTGGAAATCTGTAGTTAGAATGGGCATATGCTTTTATATTATTTAGGCAATTGTGTGAGTGAAGTGACCTAACACTTGCGTGGCGGTCTCTGCAGCTCCCAAAATGTCTGTTATATAAAAATCATTGTAAGTTGAAGCATCTGGGTCAATAGTAGACTTTGTCGCGATATCCGCGTAAGTTCCACGATCAACAACAGAAACAGCAATGTTACAGTCAGCGATAAACTCGATATCCTCATCTGTCGGACAAACCAAGCATTCAGTATGTGAAGAACCGTCAGTAGTGAGGTCCTGCATAGCAACATACCGACAGTCCTGATATGAACCGGAAGTGATGACAGTCAAATAACCGCCAGACCATTTTAACCCATCTCCTTTAACTACCGTTTGGCTAACGGCGAGAGGTTTAGATGTTAATCTTCCTTCGTCGTACCTTTGTGGGATAAACATATGACTTTTGTTGTGATGATTTATAAATTATGAAAGGCTGCGACTATTTATTATCCTTTTTAGGATACCAGTCTTTCACGCTCGTTCGAGCCGGCAAAATATGCTTCGACTCTTTTTTCTTGTCTCCCTTAGATCCAGTTCCTGCAGGCTTTCCTTTGTCGGCGGCTATTTCGGCAGCGGACTTTTTATCATCCTCTTCCTCATCGTCGTCATCATCGGATTCCTCTTGATCTGCTTTCCAGAGGGTTTTAGCCTCCTTGATATCTTTTAGAATATCTTTCGCAGATTCTTTTCCATGACGCGGAGAATAATATTTAACAATCTCTTGAAAGTTATCATTAATCTCTTTGTCCTGGCAGGCAGCGGCGATGGCTTCTTTTTCATTTACCTTGCGCTGTTCGCCCTTGGTAATTGGAGTGTTATCGTCGTTGTCAGATTTCTTTTCTACCTTAGTAACTTCGGCTTGTTTGCCTTTACCTCCTTTCTTGAGGTATTTGTCTTTTACCCCAAGTAGTCCGGTCTTATAGTTTTCAAGGTTAGATTGAAGTCTTTCAAACTTTTTCTTCGGGACAACTATCGTATCATCATCGTCGTCATCGTCATCTTCTTCGGGGATTTCTTTTTTAATGATTTCCGCGACTTCTTTGTCGAGTTCGTCGATGTCTGATCCGGCTTCTTCCTTTGGCGCCGGAGCGCCGCCGGAATTACCGCCTAATGTTTTTTCTTCTGCCATATGACATTTTGTTAAACTTTTTTATTTAAATGGGAAGTCAACCCAACGATGTCAAAGTGTTCAGACCATTGAGGCCTGAGAGCCACCCACGGTCCTTCCTTCAAAGACGGAGTCAAAGGTCGCACCATGAGGGCCTCTCGGCTCTCAATAATGTTTCCGTCTTTCTTTTGGATTTCTAATGTACTATTACTTTGACTCCTTGCTGATTCCCTCAAAAGCTACGCACCATTCCTCATACAGAAGCGCCATTCTTCCTGCAAA